GTTTAGCAAAGATAGCATTACAAGCTGGTAGTAAGATATATTCAAATCGTCAAAAGACGAAGATGGCTATGTCTGACGCCCAACTTTTACATGCAGAACGTATGGCTCGAGGTGAGGAATCTTACCAGGGCAAACTTTTAGAAGCCCGTCAAAACGATTACAAAGACGAATTTGTCCTTGTAATTATTTCAGCACCAATCGTAGTACTCATGTGGGCAGTTATGAGTGACGATCCAACAGCAATGGAGAAGGTTAAACTCTTTTTTGAGTATTTCCATTCATTGCCAAAATGGTTTACAAACCTATGGATTCTTGTCGTAGCAAGTATTTTTGGAATTAAAGGAACACAAATATTTAGAGGAAGCGGACCAACTTCTAAGAAGTAATGGAACAACCAGATTATCAAGAAATTATTAACGAATACAAGGAACAAGTTCGTATGCTTAAAGAGCAAATAAACGAACTTGAAGATGCTTGTAAATTAAAAGACTCCTCTCTTAAACGAACTCTACAAAAACTAGAGTTTGCAGCAGAGGATTTAAACAAAGCTAATAAAGAACTTGATGATCTTAAAGAGAAAAAAAAAGAAAAAGTGTAGGACTTGTAAACGAACTGTAGATTACCCTTATGTAATTTATAAGGATTCTAAAGTACATTGTCTTAAATGCTACCATAGTTCTGGTGCATCAGTAGCAATATTCCACAAATGATAAATCATCCTTATGATATACAAATAATGGCAATGTTTGTTTTTATAACACTCTATTTAGTATTTAAAGTAATAAATTGGATATGAAAATTAACGAAAATACAAATATAAGTTTACCAATACGTAATTTAGTTGCCATAGTTGCTGCAGTAGCAGTAGGAGTATGGGCATATTTTGGTATTGAAGAAAGATTAAATAAATTAGAAACAGCTGATGTTTTATTTCAACAAGATCTCTTAAAGAAAGCAGAACAAGAGCCTAAAAATCTAGAAATTTTTATGCTTATTGAACACCTTGCAGGTCAGATTGAATCAATTGAAAAAGAAATAGAAGCATCAAGATACAACAAAGTAAATATAGATCATTTAAAAGAACAAGTAAATGTTCTACAAAAACAGATAGATAAATTAAGAAACGGAGAACACTAAATGGAATTAGTTATAGCTTTATTAATGTACCTGGGCGATCCCCCGGTTTTGAAAGAACATTTATTAATGCCTAATTTATCTGAATGTTTGAAAAGAAAAAGGATCTCAATGAGATCTACAAACAACGCAGAATTTCAATGCATGAAAGTTAATGCGTTAATTAAGGATGGCAAAATAATTAGTATTTCAAAAAGCGATGACTAAATCTTTAGAAAAATATATCATACTTGTATTAACATTTATAATCATATTTGCAGGTGTAGCTAAAGCAGGATCTACACAAACTAATGTAAGTGGTTCTAATACAGCAATTGAAGGAGGTTATACTTCTTCAACAACGTATGAGTCTGGCTCTAGTTCTAGCTCAACTACAAGCAATACTACTAATAGCAATATTAGATCTGCCCCTCCAACAGCATCTGCTCCTGGAATGAACTCTACTGCAAACTGTGCTTTAGCACTCTCAGGCGGTGTTCAAACATTTGGTATAGGGGTAAGTGGTGGTAAAAGTTATAGAGATGAAACCTGTGAGATTATTAATTTATCTAAGACACTCTCTCAGTTAAATATGAAAGTTGCTGCTATCGCAGTACTCTGTAGCGATAAAAGAGTTTTTGAAGCTATGATAGCTGCAGGAACACCATGTCCTGTAGAAGGTAAAATAGGCAAGGAAGCTATGAAATTATTAGCTGAAAAGTATGATTACCAACAGCCTACTTATCAAAAATATGTTCATTTTGAAAAGCGTAAAAAGAACAAAATTAAAATAGAAAAGATTAAAAAGAAATGAGATGGTTAATACTATTTACATTATTAACCTTCAATGTTGCAGCTGAAGAAATTACAACTGGCAACTTATTACCTAATGCAGGAGACTCTGCATCATCTGCACAAAGTGTAGACACTAACGTACCTAATGTAGCATCTAGCTGCAATGATTTTACTATTACTAATAGTCATTGTTTTAGTACTGAAATAGAAGTTACTGGTACAGGTACAGTTAAAAAGTCTGGATCTTTGGTGGGTATTACAACAAATTCTGATACAACTACTCAAGAAAAATTAGACAATGGTATTACTCTAAATAGTACTACTATTGTTCAAAACTGTGAGTGGGCTAACTCCTCTTATGCTTGTGGCAATAGAGGATCTGGCAGAGATACATTTAAAACTACAGTTAAAATTTTAGATGTTGATGGCAGCACTCTTGCTTCTGTAGATCAAATAAGAAATACAGACGCAGGATACTATGCCAATGCACATAAATATACTGATCAAGTTATTTATAACAATGCAGGTTCCAATCAGTTTGACTGGACTTGGACTGGGATAGATGGACAATCTAATCCTGGAAATCTTGGTGGACCTAATTTATTAGGAGCTTCTCTTACTATGACTTATGAGAATGTAGTACTAGAAGTAGCAACTTTAACTGCTCTTGAAGAAGTTAACGAAGCTGTATCCAATACTGAAATAGAACAATCTGTATCTGAAGTGGTTATAGAAGAAACTAAAACATTAGCTACACAAGTATCTAATATTCAAAAAGCTCCTATAACTAAAACTGCGAAAGTAGTACAAGTACAACAAGCGGTTAAGAAATTTGAAGCTAAGACAGGAGCTAAAGTTGTTAAAGCTAGTACAACTAGCACAACAACTAATACAGCAACAGCTGCTGCTCCTGCTAAAGTAGCACAATCTCCTAAAAAGGAGAAGAAAGCGACAACAATTGCTAAACAAATTATATCATCAACTGCTAAGAAGGAGACAATTAATGAAAAAAAAGAAAAACAAGAAGAAAAAAAATCAGAAGTTAAAGAAGAAAAACAAGAAGAAAAACAAGAAAAAAAGAAGATAGTATCTAAAACAACTTCATCTTCTAAGTCTAAAGTATCTACAATAGATGCTGCAATGGCTAAAGTAGATGAGGTTGTTAAAGACATAGCTAAAAATTTAGAGGTTAAAAACCTTGTTAAATTAGAAGCTATGAAAGGAGATATTTCTCTTGCTCTTTACACTAATACTGAATTTTATAAAGGTAGAGACATTTATTTGAACAATAATATGTTTGATAATAGAGATATCTATAACAATATCAATTTAGTACAATATATAGAAAACGATCCCGTTGCTCAAAAAGAGAAGATCCTAAAAGATCTACGATTAAGAGAACGGGAATTATTATTTAAACTGGAGGCATTAAACAATGGGTAAACTTAAAGATCAACTGGCAGGAATAGCAGCTCTAGTAGCAGCTATCGTTGCTATTGGCGGTGGGTTTGTTAAATATGGTGAGATTACTACTAAGCTAGACGCTTTATCTGAATCTACGCCTGAAAGATCTATTGAAATTGAAGAAAATAGTAGTAATATTATTGACAATCAACAGGCAATTAAAGTATTACAAACTCAAATGCAACTAATAAACGTTCGTATAAGAGAATTACAAGAAGAAGCTAAAAATCCACTTGGTGGATAATGAAAAAGATTAAAGAATCTATTATAGAAATATTTGTTCTTATTTTATACTTCTCATTTTGTTTTCTAATATTGATTTTTATTGGAATCTTATGGTTAGTAGATAAACTAATTAAATGATTATTTTAGACTTCTCTTTAGGTTCGTCTTTAGGAGCACCAAATACATTAAAACTAAATGATCTACGTTCTCCTTTTGTTCTAAAAGGATAAACCATGTGGTACATCCACCATGGAAATATATAATAATCACCAACCTTAGGTCTAATTCTAACTGTATTGGTAGAAAATAAATGAACTTGTCCAAATTGCATTTCTATTCCACCAGCAGTAGGATAATGATCTTCATCTTCTTTCTTCCACTCTTCCTCTATACCTTCGGGTAAAGATAGATAACCCACACAAGACATGTGGCAATTAGTATGATAATGCAATGGATTAAAATCACCTGCAAAAGATCTAACATACCAACCTGATTTAAATATTATCTTTTGAAGTTCTGCAGCATTATCAGGATGTGCTTCAATATAAGCAGTCATAAGTTTTTGAAAGTATGGAGCCCATTTTTCAAATACCTCAGGAGTAATAATTAATTCTTGTTTAACATTACCAACTAAATCATCAGAGAAATCATGAATTTTACTTTTCTCTTTATCAGCAATAATGTTATCACAATCTTTATTAAAATCATCTATAAGTTCTTGTGGTAATTTACAATGACCTATTGATGGACCAAATGGTCTATATATTTTAAGTTGTTTATTGTCCTTATTTAATTTACTAAAGTGCGTCCCCATAATCCCTTTCCATTATCATTTCTAAATAGTGTATAGCTTTCTCTATATCTTTTTGTTTTCCTTTAACAGAGTGTCTACAAATATATTTGATAGCATTACCTTCTGCAAAAGGCAGCTTATTCTCATTAATAAACTCAGCAGGTTCTATCTTAAAAGATTTATAATGATTACCATCTACCTGCTTATTAAGCGAGTGATAGGTAACACCTTTAAACATGTGTTTATCTGTCATATTTAAAACACCAATTTATATCTTTGTATATTTCTATTAGGTCTAGGTACATATTTCTTTTTATTAAGAATAGCATGTTGTTCATAAGTTAACGAATACTTCTTTTCTTTTAACAAAATTTCAACTTTATTTCTAGCTCTATATTCTTCATATCCAGCATAATGAAATACTAAACGAAAGTCTTTAGAATCACTTTTTAACCAATCTATAGCACTCATTTTAGTATAGATTCTATCTCTTCTATTACCTAAATATTCAGCATCTAAAAGGGCTTGAGCAATTACAGCAAACCACAGTTTATTTTCCGCTGACGTTTCGTCCTTCGGCAATAATGGTACTGTCTGTAGAGCTTTCATTAGATTTAATTACTTCATAAGTAGTTCTTCTATGGATCATTGGATCTCTATTCCAAACAAAATTATTTAAGTCTAAAGATTTAAAAGTTTTAAGTGCCTCTTCATCATTATTTGCAGATAAATTAACTTCAGTATATTGAGGATTTAAAACCCAAATCTTAAACTTATAAATCATATATTGTGTTTACGTCTACTTGCTTCTAAAGTTCTAAAGAGATCTATGACCATACCTTCTTTATCTCTTTTATTCTCAAGAGTACTTGCTTTAACTTCCGCATCATATATCTCTTGAACAGCTTTCTGATAATCATCTGATGCATAATATGCCTGTTCTTTGGCAGATATGCTCTTAAGATTACTTTCACCTGTGATGAAGAGAGCTTTCCTTCTTTTAAGAAGTCTATCCAGGTATTTAACGTTTGCACTTGCTTCCGCACTCTGTTCGTCTGTTTGAGCAAGGTAGGCTAATGCCTTTTCCAATCTGTCTTCTGTTATCATATTTTATTTCTCCTGTTCTTTTGAAGTGAACATACGCTTTACGAACTTCTTTAGTCTTCTGCCAAGTCTCAAAATGGCATACTTCCAAGAAGAGTTTGAAAAGTTTGTAATCCATGTCATGGAAGTAATTTTCCGTCTCCACCTTGGCAATAATATGCCCATACTTGATGACCATTATAATATACATTGTCATCTGTTTCTTTGGGTTTTAACAATTCTATAAACTTTTCATTGCAACTTTGAGTAGACAATAGAATTGTCGGAACTTTTGCTACTTCTCCGTTTGTTAGTTGCAATATCATTAATATTGTTTTCATAATATATTCCTAAATGTTTACACAAGACTTGGCAGGGAATTTCACCCCGCCTAGTCATCCAATTGTCCTCATTTTTTTTATAGAAAGGGAGGAAACCATGAATTGGATTCTGTTAAAACGGAGCCTCGTCTCCGTCATATTGAGCATCTAATATCATTCTTACATATTTATCAATCTGATCAAAGTTTACTTCTTTGCCTGATTGTAAAGATGCTGATAATAAATTACTCATAGTTAATCTATATTTCTCTTTCCATTGTGATTGCTTATCTACAGGTTTTGATGCTGCAGGTGCTACACTTGGAATAGGTACAGAAGTCGCAACCTGTCCATCTAGTAATTCTACTGATTGAGCAGTTTGATACCACTTACCATTTTTAGATTGTCTTGGAGGTGCAGCAGTAATCTTAAGTCTAGATCCTTTAGACCAGCCTTCAGCTCCAACTGCTTCTCCATAAATAGTCATATCATTACCATCATCTTTGGTAACGTAAATACTATATTTACCATTACCTTCTTTAGATGCGAATGCTTTTTTATGACTACATTCAAATGTTTCTACATTTTGCATTTTATTTATTCTCCTATTTATATGTTTAACAATTGATCCAAATCGTTGCATGTTGATTTATACCTCATTTCCATGCTTCCATCCAGACCTTTCTTGCGAATTGCTCAGCACCTGGAGTATATCTCCATCTCCAGTTGTCGAATGTCAAAGGGAACATTCGCACAACGTCTTCTTTGGATCTAGCAATAGTCAATATATGCTCTATTACTTTGAATGCTTCTATCATTTGTTCAAGATATCCCACTCGATCACCTAGATCTGTAGTGTAGTTATCCCAAGGACTAGCATATAACAATAATGCATCCTTTTTAAACAACTCACGATAGAGAAATTGTTGTCTTAAATGTTCAGGTTTAGGGTGATAATTATGATTAATTTTACCCTTCCTACCAGCTTTTCTATCAGCAGCTGTGGGGGCATACCGCCATACTTTAGCAGTAGCCTTAGTATCCACAATATAATCTTTAAATTCAAAATCTAATTTAGCAATTATAGGTATTTCAAGACCTGGATACTTACCTTTCCATTCTTTTTGATAGCTTACAATATCACCATATTGTTTCAGTTCTTTTACGAATGCATTAGCTATCTGACCAGACCATTCATACTCATCTTCATGAGATTCACCTTGATGGTCTTTTATATATTTTTCTTTTGAGACATTTATGATATCATCTTCGTTAGTGATTTGACTCACTAATGCATGATGAGCTGCCTCTTCAGCAGCATGACCCATTTTCATTCTTGCATTCTCTTCAGTTTCGAATCCAAATAATTTATCTATGATCCACATTTGCGGACAATCAATAAATGTATTACCTGCGGAAGCTGAATGATGTTCTATTACTTTCAACATAATTTACTCCTTTCTATGATTATTAATATTCAAAAGTACTTAAGTTGTACTTATAACATATCCCTTGATACCCTCAAGGGAAAAAAGATTATAAGATCTAGAGATGAATACAAAATATACAATCTCTCTATCTTATTATCTTGGCTATTAAACCCTACCAAAAGGTATGGGGTTAAGAGCCTTATTGCACGATTTCATGGTTGTAAACATAAAAATCGAGTATACAGACTGTGTAAATTATATAAGTCTAATTCACGTTTTAAAAATTTTGTAGACACTAACTTAACAAAATATGAGAAAACTAGAAAAACCTGAACTTATAGAAACAATAATAGATAAGAAGAAAGTATGGTTAAATATACGTGAATCTCGTCTATTATATATGTTTCATCGTAAATTAATATCATGGGAAGAATATGAAGCTGGTTCTAGATACCGATTAATGTGTGAATTACAAGGTGGCGGAACAGGCAATGTTATTAAAGAACGTATTGAGAATAATAATACTGATTTTATGTCTATACAAATAGGTGCAGCTTTAGCTGTTGCAGAAGTTGATGAAGAAATAGGCGAACACCTTGCCAAAATTATGAAATTATTTTGCTGGTTTAATTATGGTATAATTGAAATAGCAGATCGTCTAGGAACATCAGAACGTAAAGCATCTAATTATGTACATGAAGGATTAGCAAGATTATCAGTTTATTATGGGTATAAAAAAGTCAGAAACACAATTAAAGGACAAGGAACTAAGGTTAAAAGACCGCAAATATCTTAAATGGATAGCAGATCAATCTTGTATCCTTTGCCAAGATACTCCTTGCCAAGCTCACCATATAACCTATGCTCAGCATAGAGGTATATCTCAAAAAGTAGGTGATCAATGGACTATTCCTTTGTGTTTTTTACATCATCATTACCTACATACTTGTGGGCTCTCTGAACGCAACTTTTGGTTAAAAATAGAGATTGACCCACTACATGTAGCAGAAACATTTTATAAACATAAAGATGAGATGTGGAAATATGACTTTTTCTATGACGATACTATGTTATGGACAACAGTATATAACAAACTTGTACCTATGATTAAGAAACATGTTGACTTTATTATGCAACCCAAATTATAGAATAAAGTATCCTCACCAGAGGTAGGTTAAAATTATGGTTAAAATATTAAAATTTCCGTTCAAAAAGGTTAGATATTCTGAGAATTTTCTTAGAAAAGTAGATCCTAATAAAATAGGAGACTTTATTTCTAGAGAGCATCCAGATCTTTCTATTAGAGCTGCTGATGCTATGGCATTAGCTATAATTTATTCTACTTATCTATCATTGGTATTTGAGGAAGAGGGAAAAAAAGTTCCTGTAGATGTTATGAATAAGTTTGAAAATAACGATTATGAAACATTCATCTGGAACAATGACCCAAAGACGCTACACTAAAAAGAAAAAGAAACTTAATACTGAGTTTCCTTATAAACCTATTAAAGACAAATTAACCTGGAGAGATGCACAATCTGATACTGGGTGGAAGTCTAAAGATAGCATGGACAAATTAAGACCTGCAATCTCTAAGACTAAAGGATGGATCTATGAGGAAACTGATGAGTATATCAAAACATTTGGAACATACTCTATAGATCCTGAAACCAAAGAAATTGAATTTGGGGAAGTACTTTGTATTCCCAA